TTACCTTCTATTTTTAACAATTTTATAGCGAATGTAAAAGCCCGCCGCAAGAACCGCCGCTAACCCTATTCCGCTAAGTACCCAAAGAAACGGGTTCGTTTTCGGGTACTTTTCTTCTTCGGTCTGCGCGGTTTCCTTTGTTTCCGCTTCCGCCGTCGTTTTCTGCGTTTCGGTAACTTCCGTTTCCGTAGCGGTAGTAACGTTTGTTTCTGTCTTTTTTTGCTTATCGCCGTTTATAACGATGCGTCCGGTAGTCAGCGACTTTACGTTAGGCGGTTTCTTCAATCCTTCAATAGCCGGGAACAAATCCGTATTATGCCGCAGGGGGGTATCTGATTGCCCTTCTGCCGTTTCGCTGGCTTTCCGGGTTGGCTCTCCGTTTGCCATTTCCAATGCCTTACGCATGTCTTCATTAAACGCGCTGTCGGCTTTTTGAAACTGTTCTGCAAAGCGGTTCGGCTTTTGTCCTTCCGGGTAATACTCAACTTTTGTAAACTCTATAACTATGTTTTGCTTCTCGTTGCTTCCGGTAGTAGCCGTAGTGTTGGTGGTTGTCCGGTCTTCCGTTCTCCGGCTTCCTTCCGTAGTTGCTGTTAGCTGGCTTTCCGCCGCCAGCTTTCCCTTACGGGTACTTCGGGTACTTGCGCACCCGAAAACCAACAGAAGCAAGAATAGGGAAAGCATGGCTAAAACAAATCTTCTCATACGTCTGTGAAATTTAGAACTTTGTCCTTCCCCTTCTTGTTAAGGGTAAGGCTTCCGTAGTTTATACAATTAAGCCGGGATAACCACCCTTTCTTGAAAACCATCTGCGAAGGGTCGCGCTTTATAATTCCTTCAATAAAGGAAATACGGGCGCGTTTTATGTCTGCAAACAGTTCGCGGGCGTTCCTTCCGTTCATCGCGGCTAAGGTCTTTTCGCCTACTATGCCGTCCACGCTTACCCCTAAAATTCGCTGTACCCCGGTAATGCCGTTCTTTCCCGAAGCCCAAACCCAATCCACTACCAAGTTGGCGACGGACTGGCTTTTTATCCGGTCTGCCTTCCATCTGTCCCAATAGTGCGGCTTCATCACGCGACTAACCGCGTCTTCTTCGGTTATCAAACGCAAATCTTCCACATCTATATCGCCGTCACCGTCTTTGTCGTACCCTACGGCTTTCCAAGTGGCGATAGTTACCCCTTTGTTAGTTGCTCCGCCTTTGTCTGCCGGGTGGTTGGTAAATCCACCTTCCCAACTTAAAATAAAGGGGGATAATATTTCAATCCGTGCCATTTTCTGAATGTTTATTCGTTATCAACTCTACAATTTTTTCCGCGTCCTTTGCGCTTGCCGCCTGCACAATCTGCCGTATTATGTCCGGTACTTCCGCCGCGTTTACTTTGATTTTTTGCAGCTTCTCGCGTACGGAAATAAATTCTATCAATACCGCGCTGATAGTATAGACAACGGTAGCAAATGGAGCGACGTACCACGTGAACAATCCGGCTAAAAAGTCAAACATGAGGGCGAATACCATAACCCGTATGTAGTCCCCGATTTTGTTGAACGTCCGGCGGTATTTCCTGCTTCGCAGTCCTTCCCCTGCCGCCTTCGCCGCCTTGCGCCCGTAGTACATATCTATGAAAGTAGCCATCGCCAAGAATACCCAGCAAATCAGCACAATGGCTACACGTACCGCCACGTAAACCGTCAAACCGTGCCAGTCTTCTTGCTGTATCAATTCCAACATATTAGTAACCTTCCGTTAATAAATCGTTCTTTACCATAGTTTTGATAGCAATAACCCTGCTAAGGTGTGCTTTATAGTCCGCTACTGCTTTCGCTTTGCGGTCTTCGTCCGTTTCTATACCCAACTGTGCGGCGTAATAGTCGTTAATCAAAGAAAATTCTTCGGTTTCGTCTATTTCGCTACGGATAACCGCACGTGTAAGGTTTTCGTAGTCCGGCTTCTGCCAAACCTGTACCGTATCGTAGTTGTAAACGGTCTTTTCGCCCGTTTCCGGGTCTTCTACCTTTTCTTCCACTATGTTGTAGTTATAGTGGTAAGAACCATTACCCAACGGTAAAATAATCGCGGGTCTAACGTCTGAACTTGATTTCATAAGGTGTAATTTTGTTTAACTTGTTAATTAAATATTCGCTGTCGCTGTATTTAGCCCAACCCCACCACGCGGCTAACGTCTGCTTAAATTCATCCTCACTTAACGGTTTCTTCCGTTTCCGTAATTTAGCTATCTTACGGCAAAGGTTCTGTTTGATACGCTTCCTAAGCCGTGTTTCGTTCAAATAGAATACATAGCCCAAGAAATCAATACCACGCCCGAAGCTGTCGCGGTGGTCGCGTGCCACCGGAAAGACTTGTTTGTTCTGTTTGATTTCCAGCTTTACGTTAGCCGCCAAATAGCTTTCAAACTCTGCCAGCAAAGCGTGAAGCGTCTTTTTGTCGCTATGTAATACTACAATGTCGTCGGCGTATCTGAAATAGTACCTTACCCGCTTTACTTCCTTTACCCAATGGTCGAAGTAGGTAAGTACAAGATTTGCTAAATATTGGCTAAGGTAGTTGCCAATCGGTAAGCCTTCCGCACTGTCTATAATTTCGTCCAAAAGGTTGAGTAGCCGTGTGTCCTTAATCTTCCGGCGAACAATGGATTTTAGTACGGTGTGGTCTATGGAAGGGTAAAATTTGCGTATGTCTATTTTCAAGCAATACGCGCAGCCTGCCTTATCTCTGTCGATAACGTGCCTTAACTTATTTGCCGCCGCTTGTATGCCACGCCCTTTGATGCAGCTATAAGTGTCCGCCGTGAAAATAGACACCCATATAGGCTCTAAAATGTTCATTACGGCGTGATGTACAATCCGGTCGGGAAAGTATGGCAAACGGAAAATCTCGCGTTCTTTAGGCTCGTATATCGTAAAGGTACTATATTCCGAAGTTCTGTAAGTTCCTGCTTTCAGTGCTTCGTGCAAAGACAAAAGGTTGGCTTCCTTGTTGCGGTCGTGTAACTTTACGCCGTAGGAATGTAGTTTGCCCTTGCGGGCGCGTTCGTCCGCAAGGTGCAAATTATCCAAACTTATTATTTTGTCGTAAAGGTTGCCTAACCTTTTCATAGTAATTTCTTTGCTGATTAAATGGTGTTCTTCGGTTTCCCTACCAAACCCCGTTAATGGTTAATATTTTCCGCCTTCCGGCGCGGTCTTTGTCCTTATTAGCTTTACAAAAAAATCAGTATAGCTGAGAGCCGATATTCGCATTCGTATTCGTAGCCGTGTTATTCGTATTCGCGTACGAAAGCCCGGCATTCGCGCTGTTATTCGCATTACCGCCGAACAAGACACCCGAAGGGCAAACAACCGTGAAAATCTTCCTACTCAAAATAATAGCGCGTTCCCGAAGCCCGCATAGTTACCTTTCGCGGGAAGGCGTTACGCTTCTTTATTTCCTGCAAAATGTATTTTATTTCGCTGGAATTTGTGAAGAACTTCTTTGCTTCGCTTTCGGGGTCGTCCTTCTTGAACTTTATTTTCACGAGGAAACGGTTCGCACCGAATTTCGTTTTCACGTCTTCGATAAAATCAATTAACCAAAACTGCAAATTGATTAGTTTCTGCTGGGTGGTTTCCGGGCAGTTGAAATGTTTGTTCGCTTCGTCCGGCTGGATGTTCAAGAACGAAAGGCTACCGTCATCTGTGCTATTATTGTTTGAAGTCATTTTCTTGTATTTTTAATTATTAAACATTTCGTTTCGTAACGTATTACGCGGCGGGGATAAAGCAAAGCCGAGAGCCGAGACGCGCAGCCGAAGACGTAGCCGCGTTATACGTATGCGCGCACGAAAGCCCGGCACCCGCGCCGTTATCCGCATAACCGCCGAACATGACACCCCTTTGCGCTACGCCACTGGCTGGTATGTTGGTATAGAAGTAGTCGGCAAAGTAGGTAGTAGAACCTGCGCCCACTTCCGTAGGCATATTTTCCCCGTATTCGCCTATCATCATGCGCTTAACATAACCTTCCTTGCGTGGAAGTTCGCCACGTTTTACGTAATTGTCATAGTTTGTATCTTGGTAGTTCGCCGGGTTATCGCAAGTATAGAAAGAACTGATGCCGCCGTCCGCGTCTGATTCAATGGCGCATTTGCATCCGTCCGTCCAACTCCAAACATGCCCGAACGGGTTTTCTATTCCTCGGTATGAAGGTACTTTTACTTTGGTAACTACGCCCGTGTCGTATTCGTCCGGCATGGTGTATTCTACCACACCCGAAGCGTTACCCAATGAATTGGTAGTACCGCATGGCACAAACGGATAGTAGCTGTTGAAGGTGTTCCACTTTGTACTGTTAAGCGTCGTAACGCCTGCGCCTAACCCGCCTTGCTTGTACCCTTCGCTCGTAGGTTGCGCGTTAAAATCAAGCTGGCAGTTAAGGTTAGCGTATTCAATCACGTAAAGCCAATAGGTCGCGTTTTGTGCCGCGTATAAATCGCAGTTCCATCCTGCGCTGTTCAATCCGGCTGCACCTCTGTTACGTGCGTATTTTCGGAAGTTGGTAAGGCTCGTTTGTGTAGCTGGACGACCTAAGAGGGTTCTATAAGTTCCGTCCCATGCCGTATTATTGTTTCCGCCCCGGAAAGCAGCCGTAGTATTTACCACACTGGCAAGTTTGGGCGTAGCTGATAAAGTTCTGTCTATCGTGGCTTCGTATGCGCTCCGGTACATCTTCGGCACTTCGATAAAGCCCGGTAGTTGGTATTGTGATATAAGGCAGGTAAACGTAGTACCGTCAAATTCAAACTTACGGTAGTGCTTCGGTATTTCTACCATTACCATGCCGGAAGCTCCGGTAAGGTCTGCCGCTGCCCCGGTGTCCGTCTTCGTACTGTCGGTTTGATGAAGGTAGGTAACAACCTGCCCGGCATCGTTAAGCAAACAACGGCGCATAAGGGATTGAACCGGGAGCGAAACATGTAGTTCCGATCTTCCTACGCGTTCTAACGCGGTATCTGCCACGTTTATATTAATCTTTACGCCGTAATAGTAATCATAAGGAAACGCGGGCTTTGTGTTGCCCGCTGCAATAATTAAACCCATAGTTATAATTTTTAATAGCCCCAAATCAGGGCGGTTGCTGAACTCGTTTCTTTTATCTCTCTGATAATTTCGGGGTTCCATCCCGTTTCAAAGCGCGTGCTTATAAATTCGCCTTCGGGCATTCCCCAAAGGTTTACTTCCAATACTATCGCCGCTTCGCCATCGTTTTTTAAGCAAAAAGGCGTGTCCATTCGGAAGTTGCCACCGGAAAAATCCACGTTCCCGGCTACCGAAATTTGCGCGCTCACTAAATCGCCGTTTCTATTTTCCATACACTTAATTTTAAGTCGTTACAAAAATACTTTCTTATCGTATTAGTTTAATACGTCGTGAAATACTCGTGAAGTGTTTGTTTAGCCGAAGCCGTGAAATTCGGCGTTACAACACTTCTATTTAATGCCTTGCGCCGTGATGCATGGCTTATTCTCTTATGTTCAATAAATAGGCGTAATATCCGCTGCTTCCGTCCCAAACTAAAAGAAACTCGCGTATGTCGCCCGCCGCCATGTTCCACTTTCCGGTTTCGTTTCCTGCGTTGTTGTTCATACGGTACGGGTAGTAGTTGCTATCCATAGCGTTGCCGCCGGAACTGTTCTTTACGAATGTATTACGCCCGCAAACATACCCGGTCTGCGTGCTCGTTCTATCACAAATAATAGTAATCCTTACGGCAAAGGCTGTATAATTACTAATGCCTAACACCGTACAAATGGAGTCGCGGCGAGGTAGCCCTATGCCGCTATTACTGTAAATGAAGCGCGGCATTAACTTGAATAGCGTAGGCTTGGTAGCGTCGCCCGGTGTAAGGCAGGTATTTACGGAAGGCAAAAGTTTTGATATACCGTAATCCGCTACGTAGCTGTCGCAAACTATCGCGCCTTTGCTCACTATACCCAAATTAACCAGCGCGCCGGACGCTTCAATAAGTAGCCCGTAGTTAGTTCCATAGCTGTTTGGTGTCTTGTTGGTAAAACGTCCAACGCCGACCAACCCGGTAGAAGCTGGTAATACGTTCGTTCCAATGGAAGCCCAGCGGTAAGAGTCCGAGAACTTTATAAAACTGCTAAGCAATGCTAAACCGCTTCCGCTTGTGTCGCCGGATGAAGCCGCTACACCTATTCGTCCGCTTGCTATCGCAAAGCCGCCAATACTTCCGGCGTTTGCGTTGATTGTTCCCGTTATAGTTCCTTTCGTAGCTACAAAGCTACCGTCTTGCAGTACGCGGAAAGGTGCGGTAGCCCGGTTTCCCTTGCTTGCTCCAGCCCAAAACCTTACGCTTGTGTCGGCTGTGCCTTCCCCTGTTATTCCTGCTTTTATACTCGCGTCGCTACCTGCAAGCTGAACCGTTCCGGCTGTTACTATGCCACCGTCTATCGTGGTTTGGGTGTTATCGTAATAAACGGCTTCCACCCAATCGTTAGCGACGTAAGAACCGGAAGTACGTTTAGTTATGCAACGTTTTAGTATTCCGTCTGTTTTTCCACCCGTCAGCCAAAGGTCGCCTATGTCATACGGTGGTTTTGGCTGGGTTACAAATACCTGCCTTTTCCCGTCCGCTGTGTCCTGTGCCTTGCTTGCTGCCGTGTATGCGTCTATCGCCTTTTGGTCTTCTATCGTAGTCCATGAATATGTAGAACCGGAAACGGTATAGCGTTTCAACAACTTTGTTGATGAACTGTACCACATATCGCCTACGTGCGCCTTCTTTAGTGCCGTAGTCGTCCAATTAGCCGCCGGGTCGGAAGATTGGAACCAGCTTTCTATCTTGCCGTCTATCTGTGTTGTAAGGTCGTTTACGGTTGGCGTGAAGTTGTTGTTTATAAAGTTGGTTAGCCCGGTGTCGTCCGTATATTTGGAAGCCTTTACCCAATCTACGGAATTATAAGAACCGGAAGTGCGGGCGGTCTTGCATCGCATGATGTCGCCCGTACTGCCTTGTACCCATAAATCGCCCACGTCGTAAGGCGTTGTAGGTTGTGCCACGAAAATACGCCGTTTTGTCCCGGCAAGTTTTAACGCGTCGTTAGCAAGTGCCAACGCTTGCGCTACTTCGCTGTCTTGTAGTTCCTGCCAACTGTAAGTAGAACCGTTTTTTACGAAACGGAAAACTTTACCCGTTGAAGTGTTATAGAAAAGGTCGCCTAAATGTTCATCTTTCAGCGCGGTTGTGTTCCAATCCTTCGCGGGCGCGTTTGTCAGCGTCGGGTCGTATGTTTCAAAGAACTGCTCTATTTGCCCGTCTAATTGCGCTTGTATTTCGTTCAGAATACCAGGCAGGGTATTATTTATGTAGTTCTTTGTTTCGTTCGCTATCTGGTCGAGGTCTGAAACGTTCTTTGTCGTTCCGTCGCTGCTTACAAAGTGAATAACGCCGCCTATTTCGTCGTTGTCGAGGTCGAAGTAGCATTTACCGCCACCGCTGCTCTCTATCCTTCCGGTACGGATGAAACGCCCGTTTATGGTACTGCTCCCGTAAGTCAATGAAACAAGCCTACCGGGGTTCTTCCCGTTCGTATCTGTAACAACCGAATTAAGAACCCCTACAAGGAAATTGTAATAGCCCGCTTCCGCTTCTACCGTCTTAGCCGTAGCGGATAGTATAATAGTTCCACTATCCCCGTTTTTAGGACATTTTGCGTAGATGTAATACGCCGTAGCGGATGTTAGGTTAGTAAATGTTGCCGAAGAAAGCCCCCACAACTTCAATGCGTCCGGTTCTATCGCGTAATGAACCAATGTACCGGAAGAAACGTAAAGGCTATTAGGGTTGCCGCCATAGTTCGGCTGGAACGTAATGTTTTGCAGTGTGAACTGTGTGCTTTTAGCCCCAACGCTTAACATCTGCGTTTCAATGGAAAGCGGCTTTATCTTCTCGCTGTAATAGTCGCCTTCGGGGTCGAATACCATGTTTAGAAGTTCCTGCGTAGCCAGCCAACGGCGGCGCGCCCTTGCGGGGTCTGCCAGCTTGTTTATGGTAATAACTTCGTTCAAGTCCTCTATTTCGTTTAGAACGCGTACGGTAGTGCTTTTCGTTACGGTGTCACTTAACGTTATGTCGTAGCTATGCCGTTTTAGCAGATCGCGCTCTATGCGAGTAATCCTTACCGCCTTATTTACGCCTATCTGTTCGTCCTCAATCGGTATGAAATCGCCTACGTGCAGTATTTCGGTTTCCACTTCTTTACCCCAAAGCGAAATAAAGAAGCCTTCGGTTAGTGCAAGTTTGTAACTTACTTGCGGCTGTGTCATGGTTTCAAAATCCTTTGTCCCGGCTTCCTTCAAATCCTTTTCGGCTTCCGTTATGTATTCCTGCGGTAACTGAATATCTAAAATGCTGTATTTGTCGCCTACGCTTATCTGAAACGCGCCGGAAGTTTCGGAAGGGAATACCGTACCGTTTTCGTCTTGGAACTTGTTTATTACAAACTTATGCGTTCCATGCTCGTAGCTGTGCAGGTCAAACTCGTAGCCTGCAAGTTGCCCGCTTTCAAACTTAATCTTCGCGTTTGTTCCTTCTATCAAATATTTTGTCGTTTTCCCGTCCGCTTCTTTCGCGTTAAGGTCAAACATCGTATTGTCTATGAAGGTAATCTTATCCGTACCCAATGCCGTAACCGTGCCTATACGTCCCGGTTTGATGTTGGTATAGTTCTTCTCGTTTTCCTTTATCCCGTAGGCGGCTATTGATTCCGCATCTTCCAAATAGGAAGTAAGGCGCGTAGTTCCGGGAAGGCATAGCTTTGTATGCCCGTAGTTCTTGCCTAAATTCTCCGTTCCGCCGTAAATGAAAAGGCGGTTTGTTATCCCGGCATTGTTCACGTTGGTACGGCTAAGCTGGTACAGACCACGCCCGCGCCCGTACTTCAACGTGAAAGTATGCGTTATTCCCGCTTTGGCTTTTATGTTGAGCGTGTTGGTCTTCCCGTCGCTGGTTATCTCAAATTCTACGCCGTAGTTGGTACAGTGTTCCTGCAATGCCGCCAAACAATTCTTTTCGGTGGCTGTAAAGTTTGTGTACTCCGTATCTTTGGGATAGTTCCCCAGCTTCCAAAGCCCCGGATATACGCGGCTTATGTTCCACATCAATACGTCCAAATGCCCGCCCAAATCCGAGTAGAACGTATCGCCGTAGCAATCTTCGGGCAAATGGTACTGAACATCTATAAGGTCATATTGCGCCCCTTCTAAGGTCAGTTCGTAGGTATAGTTCCTTTCGCCGTTCTTGGTTATTTGCGGAAGCTGGTTAAGTTTGTACTTCTTGCCGTATATCAGCGTGGTATCGCCTATCATCAAATCCAAAGGCGTAGCGGTGGTTATGGTAATACTTACCACGTCCTCGGAAAGCAAGGCGATTTTTTGTGTCGCCTTGCTTATTGCGCTTATATTCTTCCTGCTGAATAACGGTGTTTTGCTTCCGTCGGCATGGTTTATTATAATCTGTTCCATACTACAATACCGTTAGTTTCAAAGTCCGTTATGTCTTCAATTACCCCGGCTACAATTATGTAATAAATTCCGTTATCCGTGTAGGTGTGGCTAATGGCGTTCTTTCCGGTACAATCCCCGTAAACGTCGGTATCTACCGTACCGTCACCCCAATAAATATTAATCATTTTATCGGATTTGAACGCCACGCTTACCTTAGCCGAACCGCTGTTTAACCGCTGGTGTCTTACGACGCGCTTAACCGGGTCTGGTTCTTTCAGCTTCAGGGAGAAAGTACCTATCATTTTATCATCGTGCCAACGTTTGGAGGGGGCTACCCCGTCTTCGCAATAAACCTCGTAAACAAGCGGTTTAGTTGGGTATATGGAAATCATAAGCCGCTGCGTGCCGTCCTGCCGGAAACGGTCGTACAAGGTATTAACCCGTTCAACGAAATCCATCTTACCGGAAGCCTTTAGCCAACAATTAAGCGTTATTTCGCGTTCTTGGTATCGCTTTTCGCTAAGGTCTATAACTTTCCCGTGATAGTCCGCCCAATCAACGGAAGCCGGGGTTTTCAGTTTGGGAAGGTCAAGAACGCCCGTAGAACTTTCTACGCGTATTCCAAAATCGCGGAAGTTTTTACCGTCCAAATAATATTCAAGCTGCGCAACGGAGTTAAGTTCTTCGCCTATTTCCGCGTCGCTTAATACGACGTTGTACACTTTCACGCTGTCTAAATCGGCGTAACCGTAACCAATACCGTAAATGTCTTGTATTAACGCTATCCCGGTAAGCGTGGAAGGCAATACGATCGTTTCTATTAACTGTGTGTCTAAATATACCAAAACTCGGTTGCCGGACTTCTTTATAGCGAAGAAGCCCCAGCTATCCGGTTCTACGTCTATCCAAAAGGTGCGGTAGCCATCCACTTGGTCGGTGTTACAGAACAATCCTATTCTTTTGCCCGTGTAGCCGTCCGGGTATTTATTGGCTTTTACCCATGCCAATATGGTAAAACTGCCGGATAGGGGCACAACGTTATAGTTTACGTCTGCATATCCTTCGCCGTCAAAATTTATGCAGTTTCCCTGCTTGCCTGCTACAAAACTGCAATCTACTACGGTCGCGTCGTGGCGGTTCTGTGCAAAGTCGTATGCAACGGTAGAACCGTTCGCTTCGTCGAAAGGTAAGTCTAAAATTAAATTCTGTTCTAATGCCATAGCTGCTAACGTTTATCAATTACTTTTATATTCGCGTTGCCGGAAGCCCGGTTAATGCACTCCCCGCCGTGTTGGAAGACAGTAACCTTTGCCGCCCCGCTTGCTGTTATCTCCACCTTTGCCCGGTCGGTTATGTCAATGCAGACAAAGGCGTTATCTTCAACCTCTACAACCAACTTAGTACCATCTCGCGCCCATACCTGCGCCGCGCAGAACCCCGAAAAGCGGGCTTTGCCTTCCGATGTTCCGAAAGCTACGATACGGCGCATTTCTGTAACGCTGAAAGGTTCGTCAATGAACACGCCGTAATGTTCATGCAAGCCTTTGAACTCCGCACGCAGTTCCGCACTGGGAAAATCGTGGTCAAAAACGAAATCAAGCCCTTTCACAAAAAGTGTAAGAAGCCTTTCTTTTGATGTCGCCCGAAGAATGAAGCTGTACCATTCCGAGCAAATGCCCTTAGCCTGCGCTTCGGCGGCTAAAGCCCTTTTCAATTCTTCAAAACTCATATTCCGTCGTTAATCTGTTATGCCCTGCGAACGTAAATCATCCGTAGGGGTATTGGTAATCTTGTTTATTATGGTAAGCAGCCGCCCGCTTATCACGCCTAACGTGGTGTCCATGTTCGCAAGGTGTGTAAGCTGCTGCCGTAAAAGTTGGAGCGATGTTACTTGGTTTACTCGTACCGCGTTTGTTTGTCCTGCCAAAAGGTCTATACTTTCTTGGCTTGCGCCTTTTATCGCGCCGCTTAACGTACTGGGGTCGTCTTCGTCCAACTGTTCAAATAGGTCTTTGTACATATCCATAGCGGCGGCAAAGTTCGCCCCGGCTGCTTGTATGGCTTGTTTGAAACGCGCCTGCTCCGTTTCCGTCAATCCGTTAAAAGAGCCGTTCCCTTCTTCATCAAACCCCATATCCTTTTGAAGCTGCTTTATAGCCTTCTGTAAGGGCTGTTCCAAGAACTGCAATTTTAGGGCGTTTACGACGGCGTTTTTTATCACGTCGTTTGCTACTTCCCCGAATGCCTTAGCCGCGTTTTCCCCACCTTCAAAGGCTTCTACCAGTGCATTAGCCAATTCGTCCGCCAATTCCGTAGCCGAAGTTTGCGTAATGCTTTCGGTAATCTCTTTTATGAGGTCTTCTATCTGCCTTCCGGCTTCGGCGTATTGTTCCCTAAATTCGTCCACTCTGCCCCAATCGGTTTTCTTCTTGCTGATTTCATCGTTTATCATGCCTTGTATCTCGTTCTGCTGGGCACGCAGATTCTGTATCATGGCATTTTGGTTCTGATAAACGGTTTCGCCCAAAGCACTATCTACGGCGTGTTCCAATGCGTTATAGGCATAGCCTAACTTTGTTACGGCTTCTTGGTGTTTCTTTATGGACTTCTCGGCTTTCCGGTCGCGGGTGTTGAACAGGTCGAAGGCGGAAGAAAGGAAGCCTACCGCACCGGACACCATTTGTACCGGGTTCATGCTTGCGTAACCTGCGGCGAACTGTCCCGCGCCTTCAAGCATTCCGCCTATGTCACCTAAAATAGCGTCCGTTTCTTCGTCCATTGAAACGCCCATTTTCTTTATTCCGCTTACAACGCTGTCAAATGCCCCGGAAACAAGGTCTATGCTGCTTCCTATGCTTTTAAAGGATTCTTTAAAAGCCGCTGAAACGCTTTTCGTCGTGCCTTCTTCTTTTGACAATGCGGCGTTAAGTACGGCTAACTGTTCTTCGCCTTCTACGGTCAGCTTTATTGTGGCTTTCTGTTTGTTGAGTTCGGCTATCTTCCGGCGTAGGTAATCAACATAGGAAGAACCTTCGCTAAGAAGTTCCGCGAACGCTTCTTTTGCCGCGCCAGCTAATATTTCGTCACCGCTATTTATGGTGTCCGTATAGGCTTGGTACTGCTTTTTTCTTTCTTCCAAACTCTTAACAAACGGGTCGTCGCTTTCTAATAGTTTGTCGGCTTTCATGGCGGCGCGCAGTTCCGCTAAGCTGTCCTTCAAGGCGAGGAAGGGGTTACGCTCGTGTAGTTCGTCCTTCGCCTTCTCCAACTGGTCGTTAATGGCTTTCAGATCTGCCGGGTTGAACTGTGCGGAAAGCGATACCTTCTTGCTGTTTATGTCGGTAATCAGCTTGTTTATCGTGTTAGTCGTAAGCGTGCTTAGGTCGCTGAAAAGCTGGTTCCAGCTTTCGGAAGCCATAAGGCGGGAAGCTGCAAGTTTGCTTAACTCTGCTTGCTCTTTCGCGTTTATTTGCGCTATCATCGCTATATTTCCCTGCTTTTCGGCTTCAACACGTTGCGCCGCGTACGTCTTCATTATCTCGGTTTGTTGCTGCTGGTACGTTTTGTATTGTTGTAAAAGTTGGTCGTATTGCTCATTTCCGGTCAGCTTTGAGTATTCCGCCCGTTTCTTTTCCAATGCAGCTAAAGCAGCTTCGGCTACTTGTTTGTCCTTGCTGGTGGTGGCTTTGGCTAACTTATCTGTAATCGCTTGTTTCTTCCATGCATAGCTTTCTTCAAAATCCAGCTTATCGGACAAATACCCGGCGTACTCTCTTAGTAACTGTTTTGTTTCTTCCTTAGCTTGCTGTAAAGTGTCTTTCTTGGCGTCGTCTATAATATCCTTCTTGGCGTTATCCACGTCGGAATTATCGCCGCTAAGTTCCTTCCTTCGTTGCTCCAGCAGGTCTAAACGTGCGCCTATTGTTTGGCACGCCGCTAATTCTTCTTGCAGCTTTTTGTCAAAGTCCGAAATAACCGTTTCCTTCGTGGTCTTGGCTATCTCATTGTTAAGCGTGCTAAGGTTCTTTAGGTCGGTTGTTGTTTTGGTTGCTTTCGCTTGAATGTCCGCACGTTTATTTTCCAGATAATCGAGGTAGCTTGTACCTTCTTTCAACAGTGTGGCAAACTCGGTATTTGCCGCCATTCTCAATGTTTCATCCTTGCTTGTTACCCATTTCAAATAATCCGCGTACTTTTCTTTTCGCTTCGTCAGCATTTCCAAATACGGGTCTTTTTCTTTCTTGCTACCGGAAGAAAGGCTTATCCGGTTTACTTCCTTCTGTTGCGCTTCTATCTGTTTTTTCAAGCTGGCGCGTTCTTTGTCTGAACCTGCCTTCTTGTATAGTTCCTGCAACCGTGCCAACTCCTTTTCGGCGGCTTCCACGCTTCCGGCTATAATTTTCCCGGCTTGGTTGCCTATCTGCGCTAATATCTGCTTCTCCTGCTGGGTAAAACTTACTTGCAGGTTGATAAGTTTGTTATACTCGGCTTCGGCTTTCGTTAAGGCTTCTTCGGCTTCTTTCCATGTATCGCTTTTTTCCAATACCGTACCTTTCCGTTTTACTCCATACCCGTCCGTATATGTACCTTTTTTGGAAACGTATGCTTTTGGGGTTGCGTCCAGCTTGTTTTGCGCTTCTATTACTGCCTTGTACTTTTCTATCGCAAGTTCGCTTGTAGCGGCGGCTTTAGCCCGCAACATCATCGCTTCTACAAATTTGGAACTATTACTAACTAACAGTTCTTCGGCTTCCTTCGCGTCACGGACTGAAAAGCCTAATTCTTTGAAATTGTCGGCGTTGTCCTGCACCCATTTTTCGCGTTCTTTCAGTGAACCGCTAAGGCTAATCCATTCCGTTTGCAATGCACGGTAAGCTGCTACGGGTTTCCCGGCTGCTTCTGATACCTTCTTGTTAAATTCTTCTTGTGCTTTCTTGGCTTCCGCCTGCTTGCTTTGAAGTTTAGAAAGTGCCGCTATAATCACGGTAATAGCGACGGAAAGCCCCAAAGTAAGTGTAGCCATCAACGCCTTTGCCGCAATGGTTGAACCGCCTAAAGCTATGGTTAATTTGTTGGTTGCCGCCGCTAACAGTTCTTTCGCTTTCGCTACGGTCGTAAGCATAAAGGCACTATCCTTGTTTATGGTGTTCGCCACTTGTTGCAAACCTATCGTAATACTCATAAGGCTTTGAACCTTTAGCATTACTTTCTGTAAGTCTTCGTTTTCCCCGGCAAACAACGCTACCGCGCCTTGTGCCGCACTGAACGCGCCTACCACACCGCTAAGCCCGGAAATCATACCCTGCAATCCCCGGTTGTCATGGGAGAATATACGTGCCTGCGTCGTAGCGTCGCCTATCGCGTCGGTAAGCCGTCCGGCTTCCTGCTGCAACTTCTTGAAGGCTTCCGTTCCGCGCTGTCCGTTGGCTTCCAAAAGCGCAAGTTCTTCGCGAACGTTGCGTAGCTGGGTTCTTAATGAAATCTGCGTGCTCACGTTTTTCTCGGCTGTTTCCTTCTGCTTCTTTAAAGCCTTTTCTTCTTGTAGAAGCTGGTCGGCGGAAGCCTGCGCTTCGTTAATCAGTTTTTCGCGCAGAGTTATTTCCGATTGTATGTTTTTTGCGGCTTCTATGTAACGTCGGTAGTCCGCATCTCGCGCTTCGCTGAAAGCCTTTGCAGCTTCCGAACTTAGTCGTTTGTATTCTTCCTGCAACTTGGCTAATGAAGCCTTGTTCGTATCTACAATCCGGTCAATGTCTGCAAAGCCTTTTTCAATAGCGGCGGCTGCGTTCTCAAAGGCTCTATCTATGCCCTTTCCGCCGGAAACTGCCGCCGTGCTAAAATTCTGTATCGCCTTCTTGCTTTCGTTAAGTACCGATAACAACTTATCGTTGCTTCCCGAAATCTCAAAGGACAAACCGCCACCTTGTATGTTCATTATCGGTTAAGTTTATTTATTAAGTCCAATACTTCGCCCGCGTTTTCTTCGGTAAGCACTACTTCCGTCGTTCCCGGTTTCGTGTCTTCTTCCTCTGCTCCCGGTGCATCTACTATCATTCTCTGAACCGTTCCCCACGAAATCCCGTGTAGAAGGTAATCCAACGTCCAGCCGAAGTGCGCGCAAACCGACCCCCGGCGACCGTGTGGGCTTTTTAACCCGGTTGCTCTATAAGTTGTGTCGGGTCGCTTGTGCGCGTTGCGCTCATCAATCTTATAGAGTTTATAAAATCCCCTAAATTGCTTACGTTGGTAATCAATATCGCGAGCGTAAGAAGTTGGGAAGGCGTTACGGTATGAAGGAAAAGGGAAGTAAGCCGGGCTAAGCGGGTTTCATTGGGCTTGCGTACCAAATAGCCACCTTTGTCCGTTACGTCGTAATAGTCTTCGCCCAATACTGCAACCGCTACTACCTGCGCAAGTTTCCGGGCTTCCTGCGCTGCCATTTTCTTTGCGGTCTTGAAATAGTCTTCGTCGCTCAATTTGGTTTCGTCTATCGACATTTGTAGCCAAAGCGCGCTAAGTCGGTCAAGCGTTGCCAGCGTAGGCTCTTGAACCCGGAATACTTTCTTTTCGGTAATCTTTTCGCGTTTACGGAAGAAGCCCAATAAGCCGGGCTTCCGGCGGGTATAGGTTACTTCAACGTCAAACGTTATACCTTCGCCTATCATCTGCCTTAATTCGCTTTGTTCGCGTTCTAAGGCTTCTAACTTATCGTTGTAATCCATTGTCTGAATATAAAAGAAGCCCCGAAAACAAAGTAAACGGGGCTTCCGGTTAATGAAAATGATGTTATCAATCCGGTATTAAGAAGAAACGGAAGCCGTAGAAGCTGAAACTTTGCCTACCGCCATTTTCTTCAATCCCGAAGTTGTGGGTTTCATCACAGTTCCCGTAACCTCGATAAGAAGCAAGCCCTTTTTACTGAACTCGCCATTAATTTTGGCTACAAGTTTCATGCGTGGAACTTGGAACTTCAAACCTTTCTTCGGAAGGATGATAATAGATTCCTCTACGGTATTTACTGCATCGGGATAACTCCAAATGTCGGAAGCTATTTCGCCCCCGAAAAGCCGTTTTAGTACGGGGAGGTCGGGGTTCATGATTGAGAAGGTAAAGGTTATTTTACCTTGCTTCTCTACGGTTTCTACCGGGTCGTCTTCTTCCTCTGCGTAGAACTCGGTTACTTCCGGGTCTTCCTGTGACATCTTGCAGGTATCTTCGTATGTAAGTCCGAATGCCGTATAGCCAGTTTCGGTAAAGTTTAAAGCCGTAGGTTCTCCCACCTTACCTAAAATCTTGGAAAGACCCAATGTTACTAATGTTGCCATACTGATAAAAATTTAATGAATATTCCAACTTATTCTAATGTTCCGGTAATGCTGGTTTACTTCAAGCTCTTTTATTACGATGTCGCTCTCTATCCAATATTCGAGGTCTGCAATGTTCTGCGCGTCCAAATAAGCTACAAGCGCGTTGCCTATGGTTCGCAGGCGTTCCCGGTCGGCTTTGCGCTGCTCTTTGCCCTTAATCCGCAGCTTCAAATCCTTCGCGTAAATATTCACGTTGGAAGTGCCCGTTTGCGGTTTGTCGTGCGTTACCGTAATGGTATTTATCACGATGTCCTCGGCTTCGCTGTCGTCCGGTCTTTCGCCTTGTGTGAAAACGCCGCCGTTTATAACAACTTTGCCGGAAGTGACCGCTTCCGAAACAATCTTAAAAAGAATGTCGTCTGTATCTATACTGCTGCAATATTTCATTTGAACGCGTCTTTAATGTTGGTAACTAAATCTGCAAGTTCCTTAGCTATGGCTTTTTCGGCTTGTTTCTCGGCGGAAGTAAGAACATCGCGCCCCTTGCTTTCTACGTGAACGGCGTAGTTCATTCCGGCTACTACAACCAGCGTATAACCGTCGGTATAGTTTTCGCCGATCTGCTGGGCTAAACGTTGTCCTTCGTGTACTCCGACGTGACCGCCCTTTACCGCTTCAAAGGCGATATTAACGGGCTTGCCGTCTTTGAAGACTACGTAGCCAATCGAAGACCGTAAATTTCCGGTACGGTCTGTAAAACCGCGTTCCGGGGGTATGGTCTTCGCCATGCTTACGGCTTCTTCCCCTATACGGCAAAGGCTTTCTATTATCTGCCTTTCCACTTCAAGAAGGAAGGCTTTAAACATGCCGTCTATATCTCCCGTGAATTTCGCTTCTAAACCCATAACCTGCAATGCAAACGCCCTTTGTCGAATTTCAAGCAAACGCCGGAAATCCTAATTATTCCCGAAATCTTAGCTTCTTCCATTGTTTCTTGGTTAAGCAACCGTGAAGGCTCTAACGGCTCATCCGCTACCGCTATTTCCATGCCTTCGGGTATGCGTTGCACGCCTTTAGGTATCTGTATTAGCGAAGCGAACGTAACAAACTTCCCGTTCGCGGCTTGTATCTGCGTACCCTTCCCGTTGGTTTCCTCGCGGCAAATGCTGTGTAGCGTCCATTCCGCGTCGAAAGCCTTCCAACTACCGTTAGCGTCCTGCACGGCTTCGCCGTTGCTTGTACGCTTGTATAGGTAATGCGGGTATTGTCTGCTTGCTACGTCCGTTACCATCTGTTACTTCTGTTTCTGACCTTTGGCGTAGTAACTGGGGTTATGCCCAATTCGCCGCAAGTCTGGTTATACCAAAACTTTATAGCTTCCCAGTTCCAACTTACGGAATACCCCCCTTCGCCGACATTGGCAAGTGGTATGATAGTCCCAAATTCGGCGCAAAGTGCACGTTTGGCGGTTACTACATCTACCGCTTCTTCCGGGTCGTGGATTGTATTCTGCTGGTTGGCTAAAATTAGCTCCACGTCCGCGCTTTCAATGTCGAAACGCGCCGTAGTCCGGGTAAACCATTCTTTGTACGTCATAAGCTAAGTTATTAACCGGAAAGACCGCTAAGCCTTTCCGGTATCGGTTAGTGATTCCATGTGTTGCTGTCGGTAGCCATCAACCAAGAACGGGAAGAAGAAAGCCACGCCGGGAAAGCGTTTGCGATACCCATAGTAACCTCTTCCAAAGGTTCTTCGTTAGCGAACTTCTTTATAAGGGTGTGACCGTTCAAAGCCTTAATCGCTACTGAACCTTTTACGTTCATGTCTGCGGGCTTCTTCCAGTAGGTTTGTCCCAATACTTTGCTTTCCGTGAACAGTACCACGTTCTCGGTAAACGGGTTTCCGGTGTATCTGTCACCGTTGGGAAGTTCTACGGTAATATCTTGGTCAATCACAACAAGCTGCAAACCCTTCAAGTAGGGAAGCGTTTTCATTGCGCTGTTTACTTGTTCAAGGCTTGGTGTTTGCTGGAGGTTCAAGGCGTTCACGGCGAAGGAAGCGCAGATTTTCTGTACTTCTGCGGTTTCCGCGAAAGTCGCGAACGTGTCAAGGGACATAAACGCGAATTTCAAAGATACGCCCTCTTTCTTCGCTGCCTTTACAACGTTCTTGAAATCCTTAGAGATAGGTTTCGCGGAAGCGGAAGTAGCCCAAGAAGCCGAGCCGGTTTGGAAGCCTAACTTTCTTTCGGCTGGGATTTGGTAATCTACATCGTATTCGCTGATTACTGAACCGTTGTTTTCGTTGGTAAGCGTAATCTTACCTAAAGAGATTTCCTGCAAAGCCATCCATTCCAAACGGGCGGCTACCGCCGTCCAGCAGAAATTAGTGTCTTCTGCCCATGCTTCAACCAACGCGCGAAGGTCGGGGTTCTGCGAAGTCATGGCTAACATTACTTCGTAGTCCGTAAGTTCGTCTTCGTTCTTGGTGCGCTTTACGGCAATCTTCGGGATGTCCCCTTGTAAACGTGCAATCGCATCGCGGGTCTTTTTGTCAATGGTCGCCCCACGTGCCACCAAGTCGGCGGCTATTTTAAGCCCTACCTGCGCTTCCAAAGCCTTCCATGTCAAGGTATAGGTTTCCTTCAACGGGAAAAGCGTAGGATAGTAGTAGGGCTTCAAATCGTAAGTATTAATCACGGCTTGCATGTCTTTCTCTACAAGACCGCGCATTAAAGTCTTAATCATAACTTAGAGCCCAATTAAATTAAACTGATACCGGGTAAAGCGGCTTTAATGTCGTCGCTTACTGCCGGGATAACACTCTCTTTGAACTGCCCGATAGTAACCGCTGTTACAAAGTGGTTGTTAAGGGCTTCCACGTCGTAGCTGTCGCCCGTCATGGCTTTAGGCACGTACTTGAATGCGCTTGTAGCGTCCGCACTTTCAGCGGCGGCAAGTACAAGGGCTGCGCCTGCTGGGGCGGTTTCTCCTAAAGTAGTGCCTACGTTGATGGTGTCGTAAAGCGTTTCTGACGTGTTGATAGATGTAATCTTGTAAGCCTTTGCGCCTACTTTCAACATGATAAAATCGCCTACTTTGAAATGATGTCCTTTCGCCACCTTGTAGGCTTTTGTAGTGGCGGG